TGAGACTACCGGCCTTCCCGTGGAGGACATGAAGGCGGCGAGGCTGCGGAAGCTCAAGCTCGAGGGCGACCGCATCGAGTATCTGCTCGAGGTTACCAAGGGGAAGCACATTGCAAAGGAGAAGGTAGAGGAAGAAATGATCGCGCTTGGCATGGCCGTGAAGGCGCAACTCCTTTCATGGGTGGGCGCATTGCCTGGGCGGCTCGAAGGGCTATCGGCGGCTCAGATGGTGCCGATCCTTGAAGACGAAATAAACCGCGTTCTGAAAACACTCTCCGACGAATGATCGCAGAATATTTTAAACTCGGAGTGAACCCCGGCGAGCGGCTGAGTCCGGTGCAATGGATGTCTCGGCATGTCGTCGTTCCGCATTCGGCACGGAATACGCAATTTGATTCCACGACAGCGCAATGGATGAACGAACCGATTGAAGAAATCGCCAAAGACACGAACGACGAAATCCTTATTTGCGCACCTGTAGGCAGTGGGAAGACCACGCTTTTCGAGGCGCTATTGGCATGGATCATTTCAGAGAACCCCGGCCCGACATTGGTGACAGGGCAGACGGACAAAACGGCGAAGCAGTGGGCAGAGTCGCGCCTCGGGCCGATGCTGGAAGCGATCCCCTCGGTCGCCAAGCTCTTCCCAAAAGACAGGCACCAAAAGCGCAAGACGGAGATCCTTTTTCCACACATGCCGCTCTTCATCGGCGGGGCAAACCTCACCAGCCTTCAGGAGAAATCTATCCGGTGGGCTATAGCCGACGAAGTGTGGCGTTGGAAGCGCGGCATGCTGGAGGAATTCCGCCGGCGAACTCACGACAGGTGGAATGCCCGCCGCATCCTCGTCTCTCAAGGTGGCGAGGAAGGCGACGATTTTCACGACGCAGAAGACTTATGCGAAAAGCGCGAATTCTCCTGGCAGTGCTTATGCGGTGAAGTGCATCCGTGGGACTTTAAAAACATAGCCTTCGACCGTGAGACAGATGGGAATGGCGCCATGCTCTGGGACCGAGTAGCGAAGAGCGCCCGGCTCGTGTGCCCAACATGCTCGCACGAATACATGGACGACCCGCGCATTCGCCGCGCCCTGTCATCCGGCTCGCGCTACGTCGTGAAATCGCACGGCGCGCCTGGGCGGATCGCCTTCCACTACGATGCCGCCGCCGTGTGGTGGATTCCTTGGGGATCGCTGGCCGTCGAGTGGGTGAAGGCGGATCTCGACCGCAAGGCCGGAGACACAGAAGCGATGAAGCAATTCATTCAGAAACGCAACGCCCGCCGCTGGACCATCCAAGGCACCGGAGCCACAAGCGCCGAAGTGCTTGCCTGCCGCAAAGACTACCTTCGCGGAGCCTGTCCCATCGAGCCGGTTGCCATCACCCTATCTGCAGACGTTGGCCAAGATACATCTCACTGGACGACGATGGCCTTTGCAGAAAACGGAGACTCGTATGTTCTCGATTACGGCACCGTGACCGGCATCGACGACATGCTCGAGGTCGCGCAGTCGCAGAAATACAAGACCGCCGAAGGCAGGGAAGTCACACCGATCGGCGGCCTGCTCGATTCAGGCTTCAACGCAAACGCCGTATACCGCGCATGCTATCTCTCGGGGAATTTCTTTTTCCCGGCCAAAGGATCAGGCGCAAACTTCGGCAGCATCAGCGAAAGCGTTCTGAAGGAATACCCCACGATGCCGCTCTACACGGTGAACGAATTCGCGTCGAAGGTCTCGCTCTTCATCGACCGCATCGCAAAGCGAAAATCCCCATTTCTATTTTTCCCGAAAGATTCAGGCGAAGAATTCCTTTCCGCCTTTATGGGGCAAAAAATCATCGTCAGCAAAAAAGGCCGGAAGGAATGGCGCTCGGTGGCAGGTGACCACTTCGCCGACTCCGTGCGCCTCAACTACGCCTGCGCACAACAACTGCGCAAAGCGGGAGCCATCGAATTCAAATGAAAAAATCCCAACTTTGGAAAATCTACTGCGCAAAGAATCCCAGCTTTGCGGGAGACGGCAACATCACAATGAGCGCGCGCGGCCTGCGGAAACTCTTCGACCAAACATGGGACTACGCCTTTCACGAAGGCGAAGAGGAGATCGAACACGCGCCGGTAAACGACTCAAAATCCGTGGACGATCTTCGCAAAATCTTCGGCATGTTCTGAGCAATTCGGTGGAGTCGCCGATATGATTCCGCCCATTTTCGTGCCGTCCTCTTTGACTTCTCCGCAGTAGCATCACACCCGCCACGCCTCTCCACGATGCGCACCAAGGCGGGTTTTTGTTTTGTCGGAAAAACGTATACAGATTTCCGACAAGACCACGTTGAAAAAACAGCCCTCTTTTTTCAACATGTTTAGAAAGAAAAAGGCAGTAAGATTTCTTTCATGTTTAGAAAACAAAGCGCGAAACCAAGCCACGCTTGAACTTCTCGCCGGATTCTAATCTTTGACTCGCCCGCCACCATGCAGGCAGGCGGATATACGACCGGATCGGCCTCTCTCAGAAGCACACTGAACTCCGGTGGGATGGGCGGTCATTTATGACCCAAGACTCCCGAAAGCCCACGCTTGAAAAGGAAGTGCACACCGTCCCTGCTTTTCCCTTTTGACACACCCCCTCGGTCGTGACCGCTTCAGACATCGCACGCTCAGGCTACAAGGCTTATCTCCAGGCTCTCGGCAAAACAAAGGCCGAACTCCTCACCATGGCCGCAGGCGTCGAGAGCGGCATCGAGGAAACTATCATCACAAGCCTCGGCAGTGAAGGCGCTTCATCGTCCGCGCAACTCAGCGCTCTCACCAAGACCGACCGACTCGCCGTCATTATGGAAGTTTACGCTGAAGGCAACGGCGGACGCCAACTTGGCACCTTCGTCAACTTCGGCGCTTTCAACTCGCCCGTTTGACATGCCGCCGAGGACGATGTCCTCGAAAATCAAAAAATCAAGCGGCGGATGGGGCGGGAATCGCCCCGGTGCAGGCCGCCCGCGCAAGCCAGACGCCAGAGCCGCCGCCTTCGAGGCTGCCGAGCAAAATCAAAACCGAGGGTTGATTTTCCTCAATACGGTTGACCCACGGCGCGAGGTCACCCCGCAGACACGCGAGCAACTTATTCGCAAGGCTCGGTGGCTCTACAATAATTTCCCAGATGTCACCTACGTCATCGAGCACATTGCGCAGCGTGCCATCGGCACCGGCATCGTCGCCAAGGCCCGCACCACTGACGCCGCATGGAACCGCATCGCAGAGCGGCATTTCGAAGACAGGGCATGCGGTGAGGCGTGGGCATTCGACGCCAGCGACTCCGTAAATTTCTACAGCGCCCAATCGCTTCTCGTTCGCCATGTGGCCCTCGATGGCGATGTCTTCGCGCAGAAGCTCGTTACAGGCACAGACGGCGCGCGCTTTCGTTTCATCGGCGGCGAATCCGTGGGGAACACTGCCGACTCCGGGGAAGGATCATTTGATGGCCTCCTGCTCGATTCCTTTGGTGCTCCGCGCAAATACCGAGTTATCACGGATCGGGCGGCCGGCAAATACATGGACGTTTCCGCAGACGACATGATGCACATCCGCCATGTCCGCCGCATCGGCCAGCCACGTGGCGTGTCATGGCTGCACTCAGCAATCATCCCAGCGCAGGACAAGAGCGAAACGAAGAGCTACCTCAAAGGCAGCTACAAAGCTCAGTCGCAAATCGGCTACATGATTACCAGCAACGAGGCCATGAAGATCGGCCTTGGCGCAGGGAAAATCACCAATGCCGCAGGCGATGAGATCACGACAGACACGCTTTACAACGGAACCCTGATCCCCCGCCTCAAGCCCGGAGAGAGCATCCAATCTTTCAAAAACGAAGCCCCTGGCGCTGCCTTCGAGCCGCTCATGCGCGACTACACCAGCGACATCGCCCGCGCCATCGGCGTTCCTCCCGAGGCTCTTATGCTCCTTGTAGGCCTTGCTGGCACTGAGACGCGCGCACTCCTCGAAGTCGCGCAAAACTTTTTGGACCGAATCCAACAGATGGTAATCGACCAGTTTTGTTTTCCCGCGTGGAAATTCTGGGTCTGGCA